GCGCGCGATGCGCTCCTCCTCGAGCTGCACGATGAAGCGCAGGATGATTTCGGGCAGGCTGTCAGGAAACTCCGCCTCGTCGCACGACAGCTCGTCAATGCCGCCCTCCAGGGCGATATCGCAGCCATCAAGGAGATCAACGATCGCGTCGACGGCAAGGCACCGCAAACCATCATGGGCGACCCAGACAATCCGCTCGTGACCACAGTCATTCGCGAGATAGTCGATGCTGGCCCTTCAACAGCCGCTTGAGGACGGCAAGCTCCGCATCGGAACAGCCCGCGTCTTCAAGCCGCTCCTCCAGCCAGCTCGCTACAAGGGCGCGTTCGGCGGCCGAGGATCGGGCAAGTCGCATTACTTTGCGGAGGCGCTTGTCGAAGAGTGCATTATACGCCACGGCACAGCAGCGGTCTGCATTCGCGAGGTTCAACGCACCCTTACTCAGTCCGCGAAGCGGCTCATCGAACAGAAAATAGCAGCCCTGGGGGTCGCGCCGCTTTTTCGCATCTTCGAGGACCGCATCGAGACACCGGGCAAAGGCCTCATAATCTTCGTCGGTATGCAGGACCACACGGCTGAGAGCATCAAGTCGCTGGAGGGTTTCCGTATCGCCTGGATCGAAGAGGCACAAACGCTTAGCCATCGCAGCCTCGCTCTCCTGCGGCCTACCATTCGCATCGAGAACTCGGAGATCTGGGCCTCCTGGAACCCGCGCCGCAAGTCCGACGCCATAGACGAATTTCTCAGGAGCGAAAAGCCGGAAGGCGCCATTGTCGTCGAGGCCAACTGGCGCGATAATCCCTGGTTTACCGAGGTGCTCGAGGCCGAGCGCATCCTCGATCAGAAGCGCTATCCAGAGCGCTACGAGCATGTGTGGGAGGGCGGCTATGCAAGGGCCTTTGAAGGCGCTTATTTCGCGTCTGTCCTCAATGCGGCAAAGGCGGAGGGCCGCATCGGCAGGGTCGCCGCAGACCCGCTCCTGCCCGTTAGAGCCTTCTGGGATCTCGGAGGATCTGGAGCCACCGCGGACGCAATGGCCATCTGGATCTGTCAATGGATTGGTCAGGAAATCAGGGTTTTGGACTACATCGAAGGTATCGGACAAGTGCTGGGTTACTATGCTGAAGCCCTCCGATCCCGCAAATGGGACAAGGCTATTCATTACCTCCCGCACGATGGAGTGAACGAGAACTCCATCACCGGCAAGCGCTACGAGCAGCACCTGCGGGAGGCCGGCTTCGACGTGCAGCCGCCAGTGAAGAACCAGGGCCGCGGGGCCGCAATGATGCGTGTTGAAGCACTTAGGCGCATTTTCCCGAGAATCTGGTTCAACGAAGCCACGACTGAGGCGGGAAGGGACGCTCTGGGCTACTATCATGAGCGGCGCGACGACGATCGGAACATCGGGCTCGGACCTGAGCATGACTGGTCTTCGCACGCTGCCGACGCCTTTGGCCTGATGGCTATTTGCTACGAGGAACCGGCGCGATCGGCGGGGTTTGGGCGGAAGCTGGTGTATCCGAAGATGGGGCTAGCGTAGGCAGTTCAAAGCCATGGCGCAGGGCTTCGGCGATCAGGTGTTTGTGCAGCCTGGCCTGCATCTCTTGCGCCAGAGCGGCGGCGTAGGCCCGCACCAATTCCTCGAGGTCTGAGGGGCTCTCACTCATTCCGGAGCCTTCTGGCGTGCCCGCCAGGCACGCATGCGGGCATTGTAGGCTTCGCGGTTCTTCTCACGCCAGCGTGCCTGGCGCGCCGCCTCCTTCTGCGTGGCCGTGATTACAGGCGTGATTACGTGATTACGCGGGGCGTGATTACCGGCGGCCGGCGTGATTACGGGCGTGATTACGTGATTACGCGGGGCGTGATTACCGGCGGCCGGCGTGATTACGGGCGTGATTACGGGAGGGCTAACAGTGCGCCGGCTGGAGGGTGAGCTAACGCTACTCGCCACGGTCTTCGTGACGGGGCTGGTGGTGGGCTTCCTCGCCGGCCTGCTCTTCTGAGCGCAAGTGTGCTCCTCATTGGAGAGGTAGTGCGCGCCGCATTTCACGCAGATGTATTCGTAGAGGATCATCCAATTCTGGTCGTTCTCGGCTTCAGGCTCGCTCATGGGGGCATTTCGCGCAAGGCTTGGTGAAGACGATCATGGGTGGCCCAGCTCTTTGAGCTTGGCGGCGATGTCGTCCGGCAGGCGATGGTGCGGGAGTTTCATTCGCCGGTCCTTGCCGATCAGGTTCAGGACAATGCCGCGTATACGGGTCGGCGTCAGTCCGTAGCGCTTGGCTATTGCAGTGTATGTTTCGCCGTCGAGGCGCTCGCGCATAATTTGCAAATTGCGCTGTCTGAATGCCTGGTTGCGCAGGATCTGAGGCGCTTCGCTCATGCCTCTTCCTCTAGAGCCTCTTTCTTGCGGTGCCAAGACCACTTGAAGCCGGCGGCCATTCTGGGGATAGGGGCGGTGCCTCGAAGAAAAAGGGGTGACAGCCGATGCGTGGCGCAGCGCATGTGCCGTTACTGGCCGGCGCGCTGGGGCTTGTGGCGGCGTGTGTCCTGGTGAGGGGGAAGCATGGCAACGAACGTGACAGTCTACGCCGTCGACGGCCCGGTGGTTATCTACCTGCAGGATGGCTCAACCATGACGGTGGATGCCGGCGAGGAGAAGTTCCTGCAACTGCCCGAGGCGCACATGTGCACCGTCTCGGATACACTCCCTAAGCAGGAGCCGATCGAGGGCCAGGAGCATCCGCCTCCCGGCTATGTGTTTGCCTCCACGATGGTCGCCTTCTGGCAGGGCATGGTGGAGAAGGCCAAGGAACAGCAGCCGGAAGTGAACCCGCTGTGATCGACCGTAGCATTTACTTCGATCATGTTCGCGGCCCGCTATTTGACGGCGCACTGTCGCAAATACAGGTGGATGGACAGTGTGTGCTGCTCGGACTGTGGGACTATCAGGCCACCGGCACACCGATGACCGATCTCAGGTGGTTGGCTTACCTTTTGGCCACTGTGTATCACGAATGCGCTCAGAAGATGTGGCCGGTCACTGAAGCAGGCTCGGCCGAATATCTTCAGGGCAAGGAATACTACCCCTACATCGGCCGCGGCTTCGTGCAGCTCACATGGGAGGACAACTATCGCTCGGCCAGTGCGGCTCTCGGCCTGATCGACGAGCGCGACATGGTGGAGCACCCGGAAGTGGCTCTTGATAGCTTAATCGCGGCGCGGGTGTTGTTCAGGGGGTGTGCTGAAGGGTGGTTCACGGGCCGTAAGCTCGGCCAGTATTTCAATGACGAGACGGACGATCCGGTCAACGCCAGGCAGATCATCAACGGCAATGACCAGGACGACCTCATCGCGGGCTATCACGGCAAGTTTCTGGCGGCGGTGACGGCGGCGAGCGGCACGGAAGGAAATGCTGATGCCCAAGCTTAGCACCTCTGAGGTGCAAGCGCTGCTCAAGGCCGCGAAGAGCGATGCGCTGGCGTCGGCGGAATCTTCCAAGCTCTCGGACGAGCGCGGCCGGGCGCTGGACTACTACCTCTCCGACATGCGCGAGGACATGCCCGCTCCGAACGACAGGAGCAAGGCCGTCTCCAGCGACGTGGCGGATGCGGTCGAGGGCCTTATGCCGTCCTTCATGGAGGTGTTCTTCGGCGGCGACGAGGTGGTGGAGTTCGTGCCGGTGGGCCAGGAGGACGAGGAGGCGGCGCAGCAGGAGACGGACTATGTAAATCATGTGTTCATGCAGAAGAACAATGGCTTTCTCATAACGTATACCTTCATTAAGGATGCATTGCTGTCGAAGAATGGAATAGTGAAGGTGCATTGGGAAGAGAAGCAAGAGCACATTGAGGAGACATTCTGGGGCTTGCCGGAAGCGGCTTATGGCATGCTGAAGCAGGCGAAGGACATTGAGATCATCGAGCATACCGAGCGGGTTGGGGTAGCGGGGCAGCAGCCGCAGGACGAGGGAGCGTATTGATGAGGCGCAAGGAGAAGGAGCGGCTGCTCGAACAGCTCGTCGACTGGCAGGAGAGCCTCGATCGCGTGCGAGAGGACAATGCGCGACTGCGGGATGAACTGGCGAAGATGAAGGCCAACCTGGACCTTGCAAAGCATCGTCTGAAGGTAGGGCAAAAGATCCAGGACGACTACACCCGCATGTCGGAAGAGCTTGGCTACATGCGCGGGGATCTCGGCAAGGCCAGGAGCGACGTGCGCATTCTTGAGGAGGCGCTTGCCAGCAAGAAGGCCGGCGATCCCAATTGGGAGAACGTTGCCGTCATGAAGATGCGCAAGGCCAATTACTGATGGCCATGCCTCCCTATCCCATGCAGCCTCCTGGCCCTCCTGGCGCGATCCCGCCACTGCCGCCTCCGGGTGGCATGGTGCCGCCGGGAGGGCCGCCAGGGCCGCCGATGGGGCCGGGTGGTCCTCCGGGGCCTCAAGCAGGCGGACCGCCTCCCCCGCCCACGCCAGGGCCGCCTGGGATGCCTCCTGGGCCTATGCCCCCTATGCCGCAGCCGCCGCCTCCCATGCCGGAGCGCGTGCATGACGTGAAGATCTCGCGCGTGCGGAAGTATGGCTGCGCGCGGGTGGAGAATGTCCCGCCGGAGGAATTTGGCGTCAGCCGGCATCAGCGGAGCGTCATGCTTCGTGACTGCGACTATTGCTACCACGAAGTGCGGCGTACGCAGGCC